CTCACGAACCAATACATCATAAGACATCTATCGGACGAAATCCTAGCAAATGCAAAATGAATAAGCATAAGCGAAGGCAATTTAAAAAATACAACGGACAAGGAAAATGAAGTTAAATTATTTACAATTTCCAGTTATTAGAGATTTAGGCGTAGGCACTTTGCGAAAACAACGTGCAGCGAACAAGAAAGCTGCGTTTGGATTATCTAAAAATCTTAAAAATCCTGAGTTTAGAGCTACTGAAAAAATAGGTAAATACAAAAAACAAAGGTATTTTGGATAATGACAGTTAAAATCAAAGGTATTAAAGAAGTTAATCCAGTTAAAGACCTAGGAGCATGGGGTGAAATTAAAAAATTCCATAAAACTGGCATGGGTAAAGCTATGATCTGGGGTGGAGTTGCAGGACTAGCTATTAAAGGAGCCTTGGGGTATGGTTTATATAAAGCAGGACAATCTTCAGGAAAAAAAAGACAGGTTAAAGAACATAAAACTACCTATTTAAAACCAGGTGGTAAATATGAGTATAAAGTAACTTCATATAAAAAAGAACCTAAAAAATACATGGCAGGATAATGGGATTATTCGGATCTAAAAAACAAAAAGAGTGGAGAACACATAGTTGGAAAAGCAGATTAGATTATGCAGGAGATATGCATAAAGCTAAAAAGCAAATGAATAAAAAACAATATAACGAATATCAAAGAAGAATTAAAGAAAATATTTTTATGCGTCAAGTAACTGAAAAATGGAGAAAAGAAGGAAAAACAGTTCAAGTTAATCCTAATTCTCCTAAATTAAAGAAATTTGTTATAGGATAATGAGTAGAAGTTTAGAAAAACTAGCAGATAAAATGATTTTGTTGTCTCCAGAGGAGCAGCAGAAGCTACAACTAATTATAAAAGCTAAACTATTGCCAAAAATGGCAAAAGAACAGCAGGGTTTATTACAACAACAAATAAAAAATCCTCAAATGCAACAAATGGGTCAGCCAAGAGGGCAAAATATGCCTATGCCGACTACAAGAGACGCTGCAATGAGGGGTTTATTACGAGGATAATATTATGGTAGCAAAATATGTAGCAGGATTGACTATGAATCAAATGGGTAAAGCATATACAGCAATTAAAAAATTAGATAAAGCTAAAACTAAATTAGCATTTGAAATGCCAAAGAAAAAAGGATGGAGAAAACCATTATTAAAAAATTCAAAAATGTTTCCTGAATATTCAGGGCGTGATTTAGCTATTGATGCAGGTATTTTAGGAGGAGCTTATGCTGTTGGTAAAACATTTGGCATAGGATATCATAATAAAGATAAAAAAAAGAAAAAGAAAGGATAACCATGCCACAAGTAGGAAAGAAAAAATACCCATATACAAAAAAGGGTAAAGCTGCAGCAAAAAAAGCAGCTAAGAAAAAAGGAAAAAAGGTTAGATACTAATGAAAGAAAGATTAAGACCAACAGGCGTAGTTAATACTGGCAATAATGTTAGTGGTAATAAAGGAATGCAACTTGGTAGACGATATAATATCGCTTTACACAAAACTAAAAAATTTATTACAAAAAAGAAAATTAAACATGGTGCACAGTTTCAAAGATACGCTGGACCAACAGTAAAACTAGGTAGAACAGTTGGAGCTGGTGTTATGGGTGCAGGTAAACTAGCTTTAAGAGCTGGTGCTTTAGGTATACCTGGAGCAGTTGCTACTGGATTATATTATGGTGGTAAAGCTATAGCTAAAAAAGGCGAAAGAACTTATAAAAGAACTCCTTTTAAACAATTCGATAAAAAAGGTAGATGGATGATATAATGGTTGAAGAAGATAAAACATACGAAAACGAAGTAGAGAAATCAGAAAACCATGGTGGTAAAAGACCTGGAGCTGGTAGACCTGCTGGTGCTAAGACTAAAAAGTTGTGGAAATCTATGGAAGAAATGGCAGTTAAATACCAACATTCTCCTTTAGATTATCTTCTATCTGTGTTAAACAATCCTGCAAGTGCACCTGAACGTAAATTATACGCAGCCGAAAAAGCAGCACCTTATGTTCATCCACGATTAGCATCAACTAATACGAGAATAGGATCAGATGACCCAATCGAAATCAAAGTCCAATGGCAAAAAGAAGAAAGTTAAAATAATTGAGGTTCCTTATAAACCTCGTGAGTATCAAAAAGCAGTTCACGATAATTTAAAAAGATTTAGTGTACTTGTATGTCATCGGAGATTTGGGAAATCAGTCCTTTCAATTAACGAATTAATAAAAACAGCAGCAGGTAAACCAAGAGCTTTATGTGCATTCATAGCTCCGACTTATCGTCAAGGTAAAGCCATCGCTTGGGAATATTTAAAATTTTACACTAAACCATTAATGATATGGGGTGGTGGTAGAAACGAAACAGAATTAAGAATAGATCTATTTAATGGATCAAGAATACAAATCTTTGGAGCAGATAATCCAGATAGTATTCGAGGTATGGGATTTGATGCAGTTGTCCTGGACGAATATGCTATCATGTCTCCAAGAGTTTGGACAGAAATTGTTAGACCTGCAGTTGCAGATAAATTAGGATGGGTTTTATTTATCGGTACACCAATGGGTCATAATCAATTTTGGGAAGTTTATGATTATGCACAACGTGGTCATAAAGATTGGTATGGGAAACTTTACAGAGCTTCTGATACCAAAGTAATTCCTGATGATGAATTAGAAGAAGCACAGGCTATTATGACTCCTGAGCAGTATGAACAAGAATTTGAATGTTCATTTACTGCAGCAGTTAGTGGAAGTTATTATGGAAGATTAATAACTAAAGCTGATAAAGAAAAAAGAATAGGAGACGTTCCTGTAGATGAAAATGTAGGTGTGGAAACCTGGTGGGATTTGGGGATCGGAGATAGTACAGCTATTTGGTTTGCACAAAGAGTTGGACAAGAGGTACACCTAGTAGACTATTACGAAAACTCTGGTGAAAGTTTAGCACATTATGCTGATATTTTATCAGAAAAAGATTATGCTTATTCTAATCATATAGCACCTCACGACATAATGGCACGTGAGCTTGGAACAGGTAAGTCAAGATTAGAAGTAGCAAACGAATTAGGAATAGATTTTGAAGTAGCTCCAAAATTAGAAGTAGATCATGGTATTGAATCTGTAAGAAATGTTTTACCAAATTGTTATTTTGATAGAGTAAAATGTAAACAAGGATTAGATGCTTTAAGACAATATAGAAAACAATGGGATGAGAAGAACCAAGTGTTCAAAAATAAACCTCTCCATGACTGGTGCTCACACGCAAGTGATGCCTTTAGGTATGGATGTGTATCCGAACCTTTAGATACATCTGAGTGGGATAAACCAATTAACATAGATACAAAATACGTAGTATGAAAAAACAAGAAAAATCACAACAAGAAATATTATCAATTCTAGCAAAAGAAATACATAATTCATCAGGTTATATTGGTGGAGAAATTGTAGCTAGAAGAAAAAAATCATTAGAGTATTATTTAGGAAATCCTCTTGGCAATGAACAAGAAGGTAGATCTCAAGTAGTATCTAATGATGTAATGGATACTGTAGAAAGTTTAATGCCATCTCTTATGAAGATATTTACTTCAGGAGATAATGTATTTGCTTGTGAAGGTGTTGGACCTGAAGATGAAGAAATGGCAAGACAAGCTTCAGATTATTTAAACCATATTTTCTTAAAAGAGAATAATGGATTTACAGCATTATATACTGCATTTAAAGATGCACTAATTCAAAAAAATGGAATTTTAAAAGTTTATTGGGATGATTCTCAAAAGACTGAAAGAGAAGAATATACAAGATTAACAGATGATGAGTTTACAGACTTAGTTGAAAATAGTGAAGTAAGTGTAACACATCATTCAGAATATCCAGAAGCTATTACTGATGACGCAGGTAAAGAAATAGATAAAGTTAATTTACATGATGTAGTTATACATAGAACAAAATTATATGGTAAAGTAAGAATAGATCCAGTTCCACCTGAAGAATTTTTAATTGAAAGAAGATGTAAAGATATTGATTCAGCAAATTTTGTAGCACATAGAGTTAATAAAACTAAAACAGAATTAATTGAAATGGGATATGATCCTGATTTAGTTTATTCATTACCAACAGGTGATGGTGAAACTTATTCTGAAGATAAATTTGTTAGACATCAAAATATAGATTTTGGTAGAGGAGAATCTACTGGAGACAAATCTACTGACATGGTTTTAATTCATGAGTGCTATATTAGAATGGATGCAAATGGTGATGGTGTAGCAGAATTAATAAAAGCTTGTGTAGCAGGTGATGGTAAAAAATTATTAGATGTAACTGAAGTGGATACAATTCCATTTATATCTATGACTCCTGTTATTATGCCTCACAGATTTCATGGAAGATCTATTGCAGAATTAGTAGAAGATATTCAATTAATTAAATCTACTGTTATGAGACAAATGTTAGACAATATGTATCTAACAAATAACAATAGAGTTGCCATCCAAGATGGTCAAGTAGCTATGGACGACTTATTAACTAATCGTCCTGGAGGAATTGTAAGAACTAAACAACCACCTCAGAATGTTATGATGCCTATTCAGGCTCAACCCATTACTGAACAAGCTAGTGGTATGTTGGCATACTTAGATGCAGTTAAAGAAACTAGAACAGGTGTTAGTAAAACATCACAAGGATTAAATCCTGATAGTTTAAATAATAGTACTGCAACTGGTATGAACCAAGTTTTAACTCAATCTCAAATGAGAATGGAGTTGATTGCTAGAATCTTTGCTGAAACAGGTGTTAAAGACTTAGCAATAAAAATGTTTGAATTGATATGTAAATATCAACAAAAAGAAAAAATAGTAAGGATCAGAGGT